CTCTCATAAAAAGGCGTTTACCTCGAGCGACATAACCCATTGCACAAATTTCTAGAAACAAATCCACAACAAACCGCCAAATGCCAAGGCGTTCCATCGTGAATCCGTGCGTGGACAAACACTCAATCTTTTCACTTTGGTCCATAGATCCAAAGTCCCCTTCAACAACGGGATAAAAGGCTTGTGGTGCTCTCTCACGCATAAATTTGTGCATCATGCAACATATCGAGTCGTCACCCGACGCAGCTATTGTGTCTTCCAGCGCGTAAAGATGACTACCAATTTCGTCAAGCTGCTCTCCATGATATCCGCATGCTGAATACACACGAACACCATCAAACAACTTCCCATCGAAAATGGTATGAAGGGCGTCGTACAACCCCCGAGCCGTTGGGGCGAATAGTGCATGTAACTCATTACTAAGCACCACGATACCGCGTGGTTTAACTGTCCACTCACCATTAATCTCCTTGAGACATATGGTTTCGTTCCATTTAACAGTAACTCTCTTACGATGTCGCGAGATCTCACCATCTTCCAATTGGCGTCCCGATTCTATTAAGTTTTTGGCTTTCGCTCCGCCTAGTGCCTCCGCACACTCTTTGAGCTCCCAAGGAACCACACAAGAGTCCGGTATGAGCGCATTCACCAATGCACTCACTTCCTTCCACTCCGCCACGTCCGCCTGGACAACTCCAACGTGTTGCCTTTGCACAATGGCTGACAACAAATTGACGTCGCTTTTAGCGGGCTGACAAAGCATCCCATTGGTCACGGCAATGGCGTATGAAACGGTAACCACCTCGTCGTCCGACAACACGTCGAACGCCTCGGCAGCGCTCATTTCAATCCCATCCACCCAGATCTCAGTAGATCCACACGCGACTTCGGTAGCCATTGAGGTGCAATTGAGTGCGGGTATAGAAGTCCCTGCGGTCAGAACTTCGTATCCCACAACACAATCACCCTCAGGCGTTCCCCGTCGGGCTAACCACGGTCCAAAAAGGCCGGTTCTACGATACTGTACCTGAAAATGGCGGACGGTTAGCCCGAGGAAAATAACCCCTAAAACTACCGCTGCACCCCACCATTCCGGATCTTGAGCCACCTCCCCAGTATAACTGAGAATGTGCCCGTGGGCCCGTACTGCCAGCCCACACGAA